GTATTATACATTTCTTCAATTAATTTTGCCTGATGTTTATTCTATTAATGAATATCCTATAGTTACAAAAACTGTTTACGAAAATAATAATACTTTTATATTACAATTAGATGTTAGATAATACTAAGAGAGTTATAAATGATATTGCTGAAGAACGTAATCAGAATGTAAAAGTTGTTGAAACTGTTGTACATAAGATGCACGAATTTGTATCTAATGTAATAGCAGAGGGTTCTGGAAAGACAATAAGACTACAAAAATGGGGTGTATTTACGCCTAAGTTTAGGATTCAACATCAATTAGATGAAGGACTTAGTTTACAAGAAATAAAAGATAATGATCAAGATACTAGATATAAAAGAGGGTAAGATTGATTTACATCCAGAAGTGTTTTTAATCCCTCAATTAAAAGAATTGTGGACTAGAGATAGAACTTCAACAAAGAAAAAAGGTCTTGCTGAATTAGCATATGTTGTATTTAAAAATAATCCTAACAAGGAAAAGAATCCATATTTGTCTTATCCAATAGATACTAGAATTGGTATTCTGATTAAAGATCTATTTAAGGATGAGAAGTGGAAACCAGATGGAAAGGTTACAGAAGCAGAGATTAAGTATATAGAATTTATGAATACACAAAGTCTTAGGCTTTTAAATTCTTCTCGTAAAGCAACAGATAAACTTGCTGAGTATTTTGAATCTATTGACTTCACATTAAAAGATCACGAAGGTAAACCATTACATAGTGCAAGAGATTTAACTGCTAACCTAGAAAAGGTTGGTAGAATAGTAGAATCTTTGAGTAAATTAGAGGAAGTAGTAATAAAGGAACAAACCAAAAAAACATCAGCCAGAGGTAATAGAGATCTTGGGCCAAGAGAGTTACCAAAAATATAATAAGGTTAATGGAATTAAAGTTTACTAAGAATTCAGATAAATTTAGACAAGCAGCCATTACATTTAACGAGGTAGGTAGCTATTGTACAGCTCCTTCTGGTACAACAGAATTTGAAACATTTTGGGATACAGAAGAAGATAGATGTCTTAATGGATACATGGCAGAAGATGGAGACTGGATTTCTGGGTATTTTTATTTTTACCTTAATTATTGTAGAATACTTCTTGTTAATAAGAAAATTGTAATTCGTAAAGGCAAGGAAATTGAGGTAGAAATAAGGTCTGAAGATTTTCCTAGATTTTGGGATTCTGATAGGGCTTATTATGATGCTATAGAATTAGCAGAAATTGAAGGTAGACATTTAGTTGTATTAAAAGCTAGAGGTAGAGGATACTCGTGGAAAGGTGGATCTATGTTAGTTAGAAATCTTGCTTTAATTCCAAAATCTAAATCTTATGCAGTAGCTTCAGAAATGGAGTTTTTAACCAAAGATGGATTATTAACAAAGGCTTGGGATATTCTTAGTTTTATTAATCAGAATACAGCTTGGAGTAAACGTATGAGTAAGATAGATACTAAAACTCATAAAAGAGCTTCCTTTATAGATGATTATGATGATACTGAAAAAGGATTTAAAAGTGAAATAATAGGTGTAACACTTAAAAATGACCCACAAAAGGCAAGAGGTAAACGTGGTAAACTAATTCTATTTGAAGAAGCTGGTAAGTTTCCTGGTCTTTTAGAATCATGGCAAATAGCTCGTCCTTCAGTAGAACAAGGATCTTTTGCTACAGGACTTATGATAGCCTTTGGAACTGGTGGTACGCAAGATGCTAATTACGAATCTCTTAAAGAATTATTTTATAGTCCTCTTGCATATAACGTTCTTCCATTTGAAAATATATATGATCATGGAGCAATTAAACCATGTGGATTTTTTGTTCCAGAATATGTTAATATGGAGGGTGTCAATTCAAAAGGTGAGTCATTCATGGATAAAGATGGAAATTCTAATATCCAATTAGCAATAGAAGAAGCTAAAAAAGAAAGACAACTTGTATTAGAAAATGCCAATGATAAAAATGCTGTAGATAGGTATATAGCTGAACATCCGTTCACTCCAATGGATGCTTGTCTTCAGATTGCTGGGAACATTTTTCCTAAACAATTATTGATGGATCAATTGGTATATTTACAAACTAATAGGTCTGCCAAAAATGCTGGTCAGTGTGGTAGATTAGAATGGATTAGTGGTGGATTGTTAGAATGGAAAACTGGCGAAGGACTTAAAGCAATAGAAAAATTTCCTTTAGATAGGGCAGATAAGACCACTGGAGCTATCCAAATTTGGGAGCACCCATATAAAGACGAAGCTGGTAAAGTTCCTCCATTCTTATATATAGCAGCGACAGACCCATATGACCAGGATAGATCGGAATCTGGATCTTTAGGATCTACATTAATATATAAAAGGTTCCAGAACTTTGAAGAAAATTATGATTTTATAGTAGCAGAATATACGGCAAGACCACCAACAGCAAATGAATATTATGAAAATGTTCGTAAACTATTGACATATTATAATGCTATTAATTTATATGAAAATGAAAAGATGGGTATATACCAATACTTTGTTACAAAACAATGTACTCATTTACTTGCAGATCAACCAGAAATAATACATGAAATCATAAAAGATTCTCACGTTAGAAGAAACAAGGGAATCCATATGGTTACAAAGATTAAAGATTATGGAGAGGGCAAATTAAAAGATTGGTTAAATGAAGAATATGCTCCAGGAATGCACAATGTACGCAAACTTTATTCTATACCTTTAATAAAAGAATTAATAGGATATTATGAAGATGGAAACTTTGATAGAGTAATTGCCTTTTTATTATTGATGATTTATAATAAAGAGCTTCATAGTTCTCATGTAAGACTTAAAAATAAGAGTACTAAAGAAGAAGGGTTTTTTCCTGATGTTATATTTACAAATAAAGTAAACTTTATAGATTAGAATTTAAATGGAAACACAATCAACATACCAAAAACAGAAGTTAGCTTTTGCTTCTAAAACTAAAGATTGGAGAGAAGCAAATGTAGATTATTTTATTGGACGTAGTACTGCAGGAATAAGTAGTGGAATAACATCTTATGAAAAGAAACAAATAAACTACGACTTATATAATAGTAAGTTTAATAGGAAGGACTTTCAATTTTTGACGAATCCATTTGGTATGGATACTGATGATAACTTTCCAGCTAACTTACAGAACTTTAATATTATTAGACCAAAAATAGATCTATTAATAGGAGAAGAAACAAAGAGACCTTTTAATTATAGAGTGATTCAATCTAATCCAGAGTCTATATCTGCAGCAGAGGAAGTAGAAAAACAAAAACTAATTGAATATGTAAAAGCAATTACAGCTCAAGAACTTGGACAAGAACCTGATAAACAAGGTGTAATGGATCCAGAACAGATAGAGCAATATATGAAATATTCATATAATGACTTGTACGAGAAGGTTGCACAGCAGATATTAAAATATCTTTCAAATAAATTAAACATTACTGACGAATTTATAAAAGGTTGGAAAGATGCATTAATAGCTGGAGAAGAAATATATTACATAGGTAATAGAGAAAAAGATCCATTTGTAGAACGTATTAACCCAGTTTACTTTGACTATGATAAAGATCCAGATATGGATAATATAGAAGATGGTGAGTGGGCAACAAGATTAATGAGGATGACTCCATCATCTGCGTGGGACAGATTTAAAGATATTTTGAAACCATCAGACCTAGATAAATTAACTGAAGGAGAAAATCATATAAATTCCAGAAGTGACCAGGTTAACTATAACTTCATACATAAAGAGCTAAATAATAATACATCGTTTGGTGATTCTAATTATATTGATGTTTATCATGTTGTATGGTCATCATATCAAAAGGTAGGTTATATTGCTTATGTTGATGAATATGGTGCAGAACAAGAAGATATGGTCTCTGAAGGATATATTCCAACAGGAGAAGAAAAAGTAACAGAAGGATGGATTGTTCAAGTTTGGGAAGGATATAGATTTGGGTCAGATATATATGCTGGAATAGAGCCAACTAGTTATATGAAATTACCATATACTGGTGGAACATACAGTGATACTAATTCTAGAAATGTTTCTATTATAGATATCATGAAACCAATACAGTATCAATATATTGCTATATGGTACAGACTTGATTTAATGTTAAGTAGAGATAAAGGTAAAGTTATTACAATTGATATAACACAGATTCCAAAGTCTCAGAATGTTGATTTCAAAAAATGGGCACATTATTTAACAGCTATGGGAATTAACTTAGTTAATCCATATGAAGAAGGTTGGGAAATAAATAGAGGAGGACATCCGTCATCATTTAATCAATTTAGTAGCATAGATTTAACAATGGCAAATGTTATATCTGGATATATAGGGTTACTAGCAAAATTAGAAGAAATGATAGGAGAGCTTTCTGGTGTTTCTAAACAAAGACAAGGAAGTATTTCGGCTAGTGAATTAGTAGGGAATGTAGAAAGAGCTGTTATACAGTCATCTCATATTACAGAACCATTATTCTGGAAACATAATCAGATTAAAAAGAGAGTTTTACAACAACTAATAAATGTTGCAAAGTCTGTATGGAATGGAACTGAGAAAAAACTTAGTTATATTCTTGATGATATGGCTAGACAATTTATATCAATTCCTGGTGATATTGATTTTGCTGAATTTGATATATTTGTTACAGATGCTACAAAAGAAAACCAAAGATTAGAAAGTTTAAGATC